GGGATTGCCCGCAAGCTATCACACCCCCGCACAAATGTCAAGCACCCCCGCGTTATCAAATCCCCACAGATGTCGCGCATAAATCCACCACGCCCACATAAATACCCCCAAGGTCTTGACAATGACCCCATAGCATCTTACAATACTCTCATAACACTCACGGAGCACACTTATGTCGGTTGCGTATCTTCAAGGACGGAAGCAAAAAGTAAGGATTACTCTAGAGCTTGAAGTATTTGAAGACTTCAATGCGCGTGATATTGACTTTGAGAAGTTATTCAATCTTGAACCAGCTGAGAGTGTAAATGTATATGTTGAAGAGTTTGATAGGTATTGAAAAGCGACAAATACCTGGACTTGATGGTTATTATGTGACCGAAGATGCTCAGGTATTAAGTTATAAGAAGAGGCAGGGAAATCGGTGGGTTATTGATACTAACTCACCACCTCTTGTTATGAAGTCTCATCGCAATGTTTCGAATGGTCGCTATCACATAGAACTGAAAGGTAAGAAGTATTATCTGCACAGATTAGTGGCATTGACGTTTATACCAAATCCCGAAAACCTGCCAGAAGTCAACCACATCGACGAAGACCCAAGTAATAACAAAGTGTCGAACTTGGAGTGGTGTGATAGACAATATAATGTGGCATATTCATTATCCAAACAGAGAAAGATTTTGAATATACAAACCAATGAGATTTTAGTCGTGGAAAATGTTAGGGAGTGGTGTAGAATTAATAACATTGACCACGCCACACTTTATAAGACATCTATAGACAAGTACCCAGATAAGACGACAAAGGGTTACAAACTCTTACCGTGAGTGACTGATATTGGGCCCCTGAAACTGTACCAGTAGTGTAAGGACCAAACCCAAACGATGAGCACCACTTACCAGACCAACATTCAAGACCAAACCTATAACGGTTGGACGAATTATGAGACCTGGAATGTGTCACTGTGGATTCAGAATGATGAGGGTCTATATGATATCGCCCGTCGTTGTGATGATTATCAGGACTTCGTAGATTCCATCGAAGGACTGATCACTAAGACGCCTGACGGAGTATCATTTACCAGTGACAAGCTGAACTTCCACGAACTCAACGACATGATCGAAGATCTCTGATCTAGGTTATACTCAAAAGGGAATAAGATGCGCCCTATAAAGACACTTACTGTTCACTTCTTCATTGACACTTTTCTTCTTCATTATGACCAAAACCGTTCTCACCTCTCTGCTGGCTCAAGGTAACACTGGCAATGAGATTCTGTCCATTCTGGATGCAATCGTAGCAGAGCAATCTTCTGACAGTGCTTATAACGAACCGACTGCAGATGTGATCGAGTTCTGATAGGTTTGTGCGTGGGGGATCTTGACAGTCTCCCACGCATATGTTAGACTTTATGCGTAGTCTTATTCGGCAGTGTTTTTGGCGCGTTGTTTATATCGTCGGGCGGCGATGCGTTATAAAAAACCCAAACTACCCTAACCTACAGAGGTGACAAATCGACCTAGCTATATCAATCACATAAAAATTTTCCGGAGGTATTTCTAAGTGTTTGGATGGATTCATAAAAACGGTAAGAGTCGCCCCAATAAGAATAAAGCAAAGGGCCAAGGAAGAACTTGTGCTCAGAAGAATGCTGCAAGGAAACGCAAAAAGAAAAAATGAGAAGAGCACCTTATTGGAATTTTTGGAGAGTAATACTTGCAGGTTGGATAATCAGATATCCAAAGACAATGAGTAGAGTGATACTACTACCTCTTGGATTTTTGATAGTATTGATATATAATGCAATAGTAAGATAAGATTTACTAAAAAATTTCCGGAGATATTTTTTCCTATGGAAAAGGTTTATCACATCTATGCAAAGGATAGATGTTTATTTCATTCAGTAAAAGAAGAAGAATTCAAAACAACATGGAATACTCTCAACAATATGGTTGGTCTTATGAAGACTGATTATAATGTTGAGGATTTGTCTTATGAAGAATTAACTGTGAATAAGGATACAATTTTAAATTCGTCACATTAATTTGACAAGGCATATATAGACTGTTAAAATTGACATTGAAGGTTTATTTCTCTTATGGCAAAAGGATTCACTGTTAAAGCTGCTGCACCTAAAAAGAGTGAAGTAGAATGGGATTATGATGCAATTAAAGAACGCATGAAGGGGAAGACAATTGTATTCTGTCTTCCTGGTCGTGGATGTTCTTTTATTTTTCTGAAGAACTTTGTACAACTGTGCTTTGATATGGTACAGAATGGTATGAGTATTCAGATCTCTCAAGATTATTCATCGATGGTTAATTTTGCACGGTGTAAAGTATTAGGTGCAAATGTACTTCGTGGACCAAAGCAAGTACCTTGGGATGGAAAACTTCAATATGATTATCAACTCTGGATTGATAGTGATATTGTATTCAACACAGAAAAGTTCTGGCAATTGTGTGATGTTGCATTTCCTGCAGAAGGTGAGGAGCGTCCTATCAGTGCTGGATGGTATGCAACTGAAGATGGTCACACAACCTCAGTAGCACACTGGTTAGAAGAGGATGATTTCCGTAAGAATGGTGGAGTTATGAACCACGAAACTGTGGAATCGATCAGCAAGCGTAAGAAGCCATTCACTGTAGACTACACAGGTTTTGGATGGGTACTCATTAAGAAGGGTGTCTTTGAGAATCTCGAATATCCTTGGTTTGCACCTAAGATGCAAGTCTTTGAGTCTGGTGCAGTTCAAGATATGTGTGGTGAAGATGTATCATTCTGTCTTGATGCAATTGATAAAGGTTATGAGATCTGGTGTGATCCTCGTATTCGTGTGGGACATGAAAAAACTCGCGTAATCTGATGAAGAAATTTAATGTCCTTTATAATGGGCGTAAAATTTATAAAGACCTCAGTGCAGAAGAGTGTACTGAGGTACTTCAAGAGTTATCAGAAAGGTTTTATTCTGATGAAGAATTTAATTTAAGTTTAATTGAAATGGAGGAAATTTAAATGGCTAAAGGTGGAAGTAATAAAGTTCTGTTTGAACCTGGAGCACCTAAGAAAACTCGTCAAGGCCGCTCTCCTCGTACATTACTTAGTGCAACCTCTCGTAATGGTCGTAAGAAAAAGTATCGTGGGCAAGGTAAAGGTTAAATAGAAATATGATCATAGATTGGAACATGTATTATTTCGATTCCAGCGATGAATGGAAATCAATTCATGAAGAAGATCTATGGGTATATAACAAACTAATCTTAAATACTCGTCTAAGGCATCTCTGTGGACCTACAGGGGTGCCTGTTCCATATTCAGGTAATTATATCGTCCGACCAAGTATTAATCTACTTGGTATGGGGCGATTTTCTCGTATAGAATGGATAGATAAAGATACAGATCGTTTTCATCCATCTGAGTTTTGGTGCGAAATGTTCAATGGCCCACATCTTAGTGTTGATTTTTACAAGAAGACATCTCAACTTGTTGTATTAGGAGAAAGAGATATTGAAGACCCGTTATATAAGTGGAAAAAATGGTCTAAAATAGATCATAAAGTACAGTTTCCAGAAATTTTAAACACATTAAAAGGTGATTATGAGTGGATAAACTGTGAATTTATAGGAAATAAACTTATAGAAGTACATTTTAGAAGAAATCCAGACTTTAGGTATGGTAATACTGTCGCCATTCCTGTTTGGAAAAACGATAGGCCGCAAAAAATGGATGGATTAACCTTTATTGATGATAAAGATTACCTAAGAAGAGGATTTTATATCGATGCACGGGATAGCAACCCCGTAAAAAGTTCTGATTTAACAAATCAGGAGCAAAAAAATGACCAAAAAAGTCGATAAAGACCAAAATTTTATGAAAAATGAGTGGGGAACTGAATTTTTAGCTAGTGAATATGGTTGGGAAGAGAAAATTCAGAAGCAAAAGATGCTTCGTGAGATCGCAAATGATGATTTGACGCCCAAAAAGCATGATTTTACAGTGCAAAATGAGTTACATGCAAAAATTCGCAATGATGAGGACTATGACGATTGGGAATATGGAACGGAACCCCTTTATGAATCCAAAAAACACTGATAAATAAGATAGATTTATAATTTTTTATGCCTGTAGAACGGGTAAGTAAAGGGTTTAAAGACATTAGTACTTCATTTCAGGTCAATCCGTTGACCTATGATCTTATTGCGATTAAAAATGAAACCGCTATTGCCCGTTCTATCCGCAATCTTGTATTAACCTATCAGGGAGAAAGATTCTTTAATCCTATTCTTGGTTCAAAGGTAAGTAGATTACTTTTTGAGAGTGTTGATGAAATCACAGCATCAGCAATTCAAGAAGAAATTAAAACAACAATCCAAAACTTTGAGCCCAGAGTGAACTTACTTTCTGTTGATGTTTCTCCAGATTTTGATAATGGAGAATTTAATGTAACTGTTAGGTATGAAATTGTTGGAATTGATGTATTACCACAACAGTTATCATTTGCATTACAACCAACACGCTAATGGCATTAGTAAATTTCGCTAATTTAGATTTCGATCAAATAAAAACTTCGATTAAGGATTACCTTAGATCGAATTCAAATTTCACTGATTATGACTTTGAAGGATCGAATCTTTCCACAATCTC